GAACATCCGCCCCGTCACGCTCAATCAAATCCCGAATCAATGCCTTCGGCTTCGGTGTCGTCGTCGCCACAATACGCGGATGCTTGCCCAATCGAAGCGCAAACATAATCATGTCCCACGCCTCTTGATCGTATTGCCACGCCGCTAACTCGTCCGTCCACGCACCATGCCACTGACCACCACGCAACCGATCCGGCGTCTCCGCCGATATGCCCTTGATGAGCGATCCGTTAACCAAAATGATTTCCGAAAGCGAACGGTTGTACTCCTTAACCAACTTCTCCGGAATGACACTGATTAACCCCGAATCACCCTCAAAACAAGTGTCTCTAATGTCCGCAGAAGTCGGCGCACACACCAACCAACGAGTCTCAGGATTCTGATACGCCTCCCACCAAGTCCACTCCGCCGCCGCACGAGTCTTGCCCGCACCACGACCCGCTAACATCAACCACACCGTCCATAAGCCGCCCGGAGGAACCTGATGCTTGTGCCAAGACTGCTCCCATTTGGTGTGCGCGAGGAGAGCCTCTAAGTCCTCAACAGATAACTCGTTGAGCTTCTTAATCAGATCCTTCTGCGTCAACGGCTTCTGCATGGCCGGTTTCGTGGCCGGTTGGCTCATACTTAACGGAAACGCGCAGTCTTCTTGGCAATCTTTGAGGGCTGCGCTACAAATTGCTTGCCCTTGGCCTTGCCCTCACGCTTGGCCCTCGTCGTAGACGCATACTCCTGCGGGGAAAGCGACTCAATCGCAGCCTTCGGTAAGTACCGCTCGCCCGTCTTCGATGAGGGCTTGCCAGATTTAGTTCGCCACTCTTGAGCGGTCCAGTCTTTAAGCGACTTTTGTGAGGGTTTCATGGTTAATCCCTGTACCCGCCGCCTTTTTCTTTATATTTCTTGGCTAATAACTGGCTTTTGCGAGCTGACCATTGCCCCGCTGCCGTGCCCTGAGTAGCACTCGCCTTGATCTCGTTGAACAACTTCTTGCGCATCTCAGGCTTCGTGTAATTGCCCGCCGCGTTTACCTTACTCTTCGTTGCCATGGTCAACACTCCAAATGCTAGTTTGACGACTTAACTTGGGCCAAGACGACTCGGTAATAAACGACTTGTCCTGTACCAACAAATGATTCGTAGGTTGCGCCGTAAAACGCCCGTTGTCTAGTTTGATGAAGTAAAACTCCTTGCTCTGCTCAGGCTCCGCACTAAAGCCATCCAACATCGGAATCACCGTGAACATGTACGTCCCTATGTGCTCCTGCTTGGATCGTAGCCGAGTGCGAATACGGGTCCCTTCCAAAAACGGATACTCGGTCGCGCTGAAATGAATGCCGTAACAATCCCATGTCTGAGCGTCGCTGGGGTCCCAAGGGGTCCCTGTGGGTTTGTGTGCAAGTTTGTGAAACGGTACGTTCCGGTACACCGCCCCACACTCCAACATCACATGACAGCCCCAAGTCCTGCCGGGATGAGATACCAACCCAAACCACGCTACCCGTAGCCACTCAGCGTTGCCAAAGGTATGAGGCTCCACATAACAGTAAGTGTGTCGGGGTAGGGGCCCCGCGCCGGTATAAAGCATGTAACGAGAATAACACAAGTCGGTAGCGTTGCAAAAAGTAGCGGGGGACCCGGAGGGTGAATACCGCAGATGGGACCCTACACCCCCCCCGTCAAAAACGTGCGCCCGCCCGCCCCCCGTTTGCGCCAATTGCCGGTCAGCCTACCGGCCCCCGATGGTACCTGCTAGCCACGTTACGCGGTTATACGCAACCCGCTAGCGCTTGATCAGCGCCATATATAATGAGTCGACCCAAATGCTCAAAAGTAACCGCACCATGGACAATGGAAAATGTGGTTGCACAATCGGCTTGCGCTGAATTAATATTCCTATGCCGTCAATTGACGGCGACACAATCAACACTCAAAAGAGGTTAAGACAATGGCACATGAAATCGACAACAGCACCGGCATTTATGCATTCGCGGCGGTAGGCGGCGCGGCCTCAGCTTGGCACGGCCTTGGACAATCCATCGAACGCGGCGACAGTATCGACACCATCACCCAAAAGGCTGGACTTAATTGGAATGCAAACCGCGCCCCCGTCATCTATAACACCAGCGACGGGCGGGCCATGAGCTTTGAAAATCAGTCTGTGCTCTACCGTAGCGACACGGGTGCGGCCTTAGGCGTGGTCTCTGAGAATCGTTACAACGTCCACCAGCCCCGTGAAATTATGGAATTCTTCGCGGATTTTCTTAGCGACAATGGACTACAGATTGAAACCGCCGGAGCTGTTAGGGGCGGGCGCATCGTGTGGTGTATGGCGAAGCTTGGGCCCGACTACGGTTTTTTAATGCCCGGCGGCGATGCGGTCGATAGTTACATTCGATTGCAGACTAGTTTTGACGGCTCACGAGCTACTGATTTAGTAGCGACTACCGTGCGTCAAGTCTGCGCCAACACGATGCGAATGGTTGACCGGGATGCGCTCGAAAAGGGCTACAAAAACAAACACTCGACGCAATTCGATAGCGCGGGACTGGCGCGGGCCTTTGGCCTTTTGGGTGAACAGCACCGCATTACTAGCGAACAGTGGCACGCACTGGCCAGAATCAAGGTGGACAACAAAACCGCGCTAGACTTTTTAGCTGGTTTGCTTGACATCAACCCGGCGGACATTGGGAAGGTGGACGGCAAGGGCTCAAAAATTGTGAGCACTAAGGCCGAAAACAATCTGCGCGCCCTTGTGACGGCCTACCGGAAAAGCCCCGGCGCTAACCTTGCGAGTGCTGATGGCACGGCTTACGGCCTATTAAATGCCGTAACGTACTACGTAGACCATGCCGCTACCGTTCGCGACACGGAAAACGATGGCGCACGCGGTGCCCGGTTCGCTAGCACCCAATTGGGTGCGGGTGACGCACTGAAACAAAAGGCATTAAAGGCTCTCGCCAGCCAATACGCAATCGCGGCCTAGTCCGCAGCCTGCAGGGCCTTAAGCGCAATCTTAGGGCCTTGCGGGATGCGTCTAGCATCTAATCGGAGTGGCACATATGTTCAAAAGAAACTGCGACGTTATCGTGATACGCACATGGGATGCGGAGCACATTACAAAGGGCGGGCACTGGCTTAGCTGGTACCTTGAAAACGTTATAGGGCCAGATGCAAACTTAGGGCGCATCAAAAACTACTGGCGTGGCGATTGTTTGGATGCAATCCTAGTGCCCGACACCGAAACCGCTACGGACGTAGCTCTAAACTATAGCGGCCCCTTGTCTGAGCGAGTGCGCTACATAGCAGCTTGTCTGGCCTTAGGCGAGACGCCAGACGATGGCGGGCAACCCGCGATTATTGACGCGCCGCAACCCGTAGCACCGGGCGGGCTGCCCGTTACACTTGAGACTTTAACGAACTAAGGGGAAACCATGAAAGCACTAGATCAATTGCGAGCATTTGCACGCTACAAAACGCACGCCGGATATGTATGGGCGGCCATAATGAACGACGGCGAACTACTCTGCACGCCATGCACGCGGGAAAACTATAAGCAAGTCTATAGAGACACTCGCGACGGGAATCGCACCGGCTGGGAGTGCATTGGAATAACGCATTCCGGCGAGTCTGAAGGTTTTGAAGCTTGCGCTAACTGTAACCGAAAACTATGGGATGACATGAACTAGCGCGGACTCACTGTGGCGACACTTAGGGGGCGTCATGCCCCCTTTTTTTCGTCTACGGGTTCTGCGTCGATCACAATTCCGCGGCCGATCATGCCCGCAAGCTCGGTCACAAGCTCCGCCTTGTGGGTGACTTCTACGCTGACGTCGAGCGTTTGCCTCTCTGTAAACTTGCCAGCGCCCCTAGTTTTTAGCAGGAAAATGGCTGCGGTATCTGAGCCCGCCAGTGCTCGCTGTGCTAGGGATCCGGCGATTTTCTGCACCATCGCATGCTGGCCTGTTTCGAGTTCATGCTTGTAGTGTTTGTAGAGCGTATCCATGCCCATTTTCAAAACGCGGCAGATTGTGTCTTGTGTTTGGCCGCAAAAAACCATGTTGGCGACGGTTTGCGCCGTGGCTGGATCGGGATGTTGTCGCCCATCCTTTTGTGGGACTATGGGCATGCTGGTGGTGTAGTCAACTATATCACCCAGCGAGGTGGTGTGTCTTATATCGCCCTGTCTTATATCGGCTTCAGCGGTCTTTACAGCGGCCTTCTCGCTACCCGCACCCTTACCCTTGCTCATGCGTAAAAGTCTCCCTAATGACCTTATATCGCCTTATATCGCCATGCCCGTATATTGGGCCAACTAGGGGCCATCTTATACTGGCTTACCGTTGCCGTGCAATTCTTTCGTAATTAATTCTAGCCCCTTTTCGCTTGCGCTAAAAATAATTGACCACTGCTAAGTGATTGAAAGGACTACTAAAAATAGAGAGAATTCTTAATTATTATCTTTTTTATATTTCTTTCCTTACACCCTTTCCCTTCACCCTCCTCCCTATAGCCCTTTGTTTGTCTTTTCCCTTAGACCTAGGAAAGAAATAGAAAAAATCGTTTTATCCGTCAAAATCACCGTTTAACCTAATCTTTTCAAACACCTACCGGCGACGAATTATTACTATCGGCGGCCAATTAATTCTTAGCGACACGAACTTATGTTGCTTCAGTAAGTTACTTATCTTATAGTAAAAAAGTGAATAAGTGATGGTATAACGCCTAAGTAAGTGATGGCGTCACTTATTCACATTCTTAGTCACTTTGAGGGTAAAACCATGGCAAATGTATCGGTGTACTTTGAGGCGCTTGCGGCATTCAGCGAACCGGCGACGGTGAAGCAGGTATATGCCAAGGCCGTGGAGATGTTTGGGAATCGAGTAACGGGTGATCGCGGGTCATGCCGCCAATGTTTGGATCGGTATGTACTGCGCGGCGAGGCAGAGAAGGCGGGTCGCGGGTTGTATTTGGTTTCGATGGCTTATGTGGATCCGGTGTCTCAGCTCGCGACTCAAAATAGGGTATTGCAAACTGAGGTTGACCGCCTCCGGCAACGGATCAAGGAACTTGAAGCAACCGCTTAGTGGTCGTCTAATTCGATGGGCTTGATTACACAACCCGCTTGCGTATGATGGCCCTATCGATTGAACACGCTAAACACATAACACGGAGATAGCAAACATGGGCGAGCGAGTATTGTTTCAAGTAGTGCGCGGTGAGCACTTTTCGCCGGTCATTTATTGCCATTGGTCTGGCGATGAGGTGCGGGACATTTGCTCCCGGCTGCGCGAGCGTATGTACGATCGTAGCGGTGACGTTCAATACACGGCGGCTCGTTTGGTGCAGGAGTGTACTAACGGCGATACAGGAAACGTGTCTTTCGGCATCTGGAACGCGGACAGCGTATTAACAGAGAAGGACAGCCACGGCGACGGCGGCGTGGTGCTGATCGACGTATCTGGAACTCAAATGGAATTTAAGTGTTTTGGCGGTTATTGGGCGACGGTGCCGGGTGACCTACCGCGAAACAAAACACGCGAAGAGCGCGACAGCGAAAACTTTTATAGAGCACTCAAAGCAGTTAATTCGTGAGCCAACTAGGGCGGGACTATCAACCGCCCATTTTTTACAGGAGCACACAATGACTACACAACACGCCCCCGGCCCTTGGGTCATCGATGGCAGCGTCAACGCGGAGAATCTGGACGTAATCAACAGCGAGGGACGCATCGCCATGATCGACGATTCCCGCTCGACGGGTTGGAACGTGCCAACCATCAACGCCAACGCCCGTCTGATCGCAGCCGCGCCCGACCTTCTGGCCGCACTGCAAGACCTTCTGGCCGCTACCGAAGAAACCTACGACTCACGCCACGAGCGGCAAGCAGCACTGGACGCTATCGCCAAAGCCACAGGGCAGGAGGTGTGAGGTGAAAGTTAAATTTTATGTCGGAGAGATGCGGTCGGATTACGCCACCATCCACGGGCTGACTGAGGAGGTGCATTTTCTGACCAGACTCGACTACGTGGTGACTGCACACGGCGATAGGGAAGTTGCCAACATCGACACCATGCTACGGGCTTCAGACAAGGAGTTCATCCGTTCAGACAGTGACTTTCGGACGTATGTGGCCTTGGACATTTTTAATGAGGTGCAGCCATGAGCACGAGCATCAGCGACCGCGACTACAACATCCGCGCAGAACTTCCGGAATTCGACGCCTACGATGACGGACGATTCCAAGCCTTAACGCAGACGCTCAAAGACGGGCGGTACATGGTGATCACCGACATGGGTGGAATGGGTTACCCGACGTTCGATGACTTCAACGTGTGTGTATATCGCTCCGAAGAATCCTTCGGGGACGACCCCGGCATCGGTCTAATTGCATCCGCAACGTGCGATAACTATTACAACATAGATGCGGCTATCGCCGCCGTGGAGAACGCGAAATGAGACAGCCCCAAACCCCTCGCGAAGCGTTGACCCTAGCTTTGACGTTAGCCCTAACCGCACCGAGCGATGAGGCGTGCGAAGCGGCTACGGAATTGGCCGAGCAAATTGCCGGGCAAATGGATGAAGTTTCAATTGCGCGGTGTAAGCGAGAGGCTTTAAAGATTCTGGAGGCCGCATGACCCCGACCGACGTTGCGATTGCTGAATTGGCGGCCTTATGGCTTGGGATATTTGCAATAGGGATTTTTATATTCTGGAGGTGGTTATGAACCCGATTACGATTGATCGCGTAATGTTGAGCGAGATGGTCTGGCGACGGCTGCGTTCTAAGTCTATTAACGGACTAGGCGGGCTGTTTGACGAACTGGACGAGTTGCGCGACAGGGCGGACTACAACACGGGCTCGCTTGACCGGGGCGACGTTACCGACTTGCAGGAAATCGTAAGCCATTTTCAGCCAGTGACGGTGGCTGAGGTGGGGACGTTCATTGGTCGCTCAACGGCTGCGATGGCTAAGGTCATGCAGGACGGCGGGATGATTCACACTTGCGATGTTTCAAACGACATCAAATTGCCCCTTTTCAGCAACGCGGTGGGGGTGTGCCAGTATCCTAAGCAGACCTCAACGCAAATGTTCCAAAGTTTGGTGGGGTCGGGTACGCGGGTGGACTTGTTTTATATCGACGGTCGATTGGCAGCGGATGATGTGCAGTTAATTAAAAAGCTGATGCACGACCGGACGGTGTTTGTGGCGGACGACTTCGTTGGGATCGAAAAAGGCGTAGCGAACGCGATGAATCTGCTAGCGGGGTTGGGTGCGCCCTTTTATACGTTAATTTATCCCCGGCTGATGCGTAAGACGGCGATGTTGGTGCCGAATACACTACTGCAATTTACGGCGCAATAACCGGCAACGGGATCAGCTTAAGAACCGCAGCTTATAAATTGCTGACAAATAATGACCCACAATTTCGTCAATGATGTTCTGGATAGCGGTTTCGTTTTGGTCGCAGAAGTCATACCGTCCGGCAGCGATCTGGTCGATCTGGTCTTCCAAAAACTCCACAAGGTCACGGTTCTTGTTGGCGGACATGAGCGAGATGGGGCCGATTAGACCGTGGCGACCTTGATAGGCTTCTGCGAATGAATCGGCTAGGTCTGGCAGTCCCTCATAGAACTTTTGTGTGGCCTTATGAACCGCATAAGAGCGCGTATTGAGATGGACGCTATGGGCGACATCACGGGCCAAGAAGAGCATTCCGACGAAATCTGCGGCTTTCATATCCGCAACGATACCGCAGGGCAACGGGCAAAGGCAACCTTTTTACGCAAGGGGGTTGTTTCTTATATCGGCTAGGCATAGACTCAAGCCGGTTGTTTTCAATAGCACTCTACAGGAGAGAGCACATGGACAACGAGATGGAATCACAGGAACTGGATCGTGGCTATCGCGAGTATGCGGAAGTGCAGCAAAAGCTAGAGCAAGTGGCGCAGCAAGAAGTGGCGCGTGTTGTGGTCGAGGGCGAGCAGTACTTAAAAGCCTTTAGTTTCTTTTTGGACAAGGTGATGCGATGACATGGTTTAAGTGTGGCGAATGCCAACATGAATTTAGCGAGCCGTACATTCAGGAGCATACGGATCTGATTCACTACGGCAGCGCGGTGTCGAGTGAGGTGGTGTGCGTCACGCAGCATTGCCCAAATTGTGGTGATGAGGACTTCAGCCGCTGTATTGAGGAAGAGATGGATGAGTGACTGGCGTACTGCGCGTGGGCTTGCTCAGAAGGTGGTGCGCCGTTGCTCAGAATGTGGGGTTGAGCATGCTGGCAAGTGCTCGTATCGGCGCAAGTCCGGCCCGACTCAGAAGGCGACGGCAGAGCAGGCGAGGTCTTGGTTAGAAAAGCGGCGGCGTGATCGGCAGCGAAGGCAGATACAGACTCTTATACGGGAGTTATGCGATGGAATCGAAAGAGCGAGACGATCAATCAGACAGCAGAGTAGCTTCCGGGCGGTGGCGAAAGACCAAAGCCGAAGTGATTCTGGAGCAGATTTACGCAAAGCAACGCGAAATACGATTGTTAGAAATCGAACTGGCGAGGACGGATCCAAATGAACTGGTATCAAAATTGGAAGGCGAGACTGCGCGTTAGGTTCTGGCGCGACTGGGATCAAGTACCGCCGCCTAATTGGGCGTGTAGTCGTCGCAAGTTGGGAGGACAGTACTGGTGAACATGGAGTACTCACAAGACCGGCTGCGAGCGCAGATTCGGAAGCTGGAAGACAAGATGGATCGCATGAGCGATGAGTTTGCAACGATACGAGGCGAAGATAAAGCCGGAGTGTGCGCGATGATTGAAAACTGCGGAGATGGCTGGAAAGTTTATTGTGGAAACTGCCTAGACGTAATGGCAGCGATTCCAGATAACTCAATCGACAGCATTGTGACCGATCCGCCCTATGGGCTTTCTTTCATGGGTAAAAAGTGGGACTACGATGTGCCGAGCGAGGCGATATGGCGCGAGTGCCTGCGGGTGTTGAAACCGGGCGGGCATCTACTCGCATTTGCCGGGACGCGCACTCAGCATCGGATGGCGGTGCGGATTGAGGACGCGGGGTTTGAGATACGCGACTTGATTGCTTGGGTATATGCGTCCGGGTTTCCGAAAAGCCACAATTTAAAAGGCGACTGGCAAGGGTGGGGAACCGCCCTTAAGCCCGCGCTGGAGCCTATCACCGTGGCCCGCAAGCCGTTGATCGGCACGGTCGCCGAGAATGTGTTGGCGCACGGCACGGGTGCGCTGAATGTGGATGGGTGTAGGGTGGGCAATAACGCTGGTTGGTCATATCCGAACGGACGCGGCGGCAGTGGATGGCATGGGCGCGAAAGTTTGTCTGCCAACCTGTCAGAACCGATGGCGGCAACGCAAGGCCGCTGGCCCGCCAACCTAATACACGACTGCAGCGATGAGGTGTTGGGGTTGCTTAACGACGCCGCCCGTTTCTTCTACTGCGCGAAGGCAAGCAAGCGGGATAGGGGCGAAGGAAACAGCCATCCAACCGTCAAACCAACCGACTTAATGCGCTACCTCTGCCGCTTAGTCACGCCACCGGGCGGCACCGTCTTTGATCCATTTATGGGAAGCGGTAGCACCGGAAAGGCTGCAACGCTTGAGGGCTTTTCGTTTATCGGTTCTGAAATGCAAAAAGAATACTTCGACATTGCAGCATCTAGAATTGGAAAAAAGGGAAGCATTCAACAGGGATTGCTATGATCGAGTGGACGCGAGTTAGGCTGGCGCAGTGGGCAGATGGTCACGGGGGAGGACAGTACTGGTGAAGCTTGAATATTCACAAGACCGGCTACGGGCGGACATTCGCGATCTTGAGGAGAAGATCAAGCAGATGGAGCGCGACCGTGAGGAGCTGGGCGATAAGGTGATGGTGGCGGAGATTGCGCTGTCGGTGGTTGTGTTTACGGTGGGCTTCTTTGTGGGGCGTATGACATGAAAGTAGAAATATGCTTGCAGGGTTTGGACGCAATTATTCGCGGTGATCTTAAGAGCGTACTGGACTCATTGAAGCGTGACTTGAAGGTCAGAAAGAGTGGCAAGGGTGTTTGTATATTTCACATGGACAAGGCTGAAGACGTTGCTGAGATACAGCGTCATATTGATGCGTTCAAGATTGTTCTGAAGTACTACGGAGGTTGAAATGACATCTGTGCATCAGAAGAAAGAACTAGGCCGTTGGCTACTGCCGGGCGCGGAGGGTGTCCAGCAGTTTGGAGTAACCCGAAAACCCCACGCATTCCACCGTGCCATGATGCGACTATGCTTCGGCTGGCAGTGGATGGACAAGGAACTGACTTGCGACTACTGCAACCTTTACCCAAGGATCCGTAAGAAAACACACTGCGCAGAGTGCGCCCGGTCGCTTGAAGGCGGCGAGTTATATAACGTGATCAAACTTGCAGAGAAAGCCGGGATCGTATTCGGAACGAGCAACACGGAAATCACAGTGCAGAAATTGGAGAAGTTCCTTGCTCTAGCACAGGGAGTCAACAAGCCATGACCCGCGACGACATCATCCTACTGGCGCGAGAGGCTCTAGGCAAGCCGGAACCTAGCGCTTTTGTTAAACCCGGCATAAAAGTTGGAGTTAGAACCCAATGAAGGAACAAGAAGTGCTTATTTTGATTACGAAGGCAGCGGAAGCTGAAAAAGCCGACGATGCCTTGAAGTTTTCACAGGCAGCGTGTAACGCCGCAAACGCGCTATGTGCGTTAGCCTCAGCGAAAACTATTAAAAGCTCGTAACAACGGGGGGGGGCCGCCGGGGATTGCTCGGTGGCCTCTTTGTTACAGATTAAAAAGGAACATACTATGACCCGCGACGACATCATCCGCATGGCGCGGGAGGCTAGTAGCGAGCATGATTATGACTTCCCAAACATTTTTGCGCTTGAACGCTTCGCCGCCCTTGTTGCCGCAGCCGAGCGGGAGGCGTGTGCGAAGGTGTGTGAGGATATTCCGGTGCCGCAAGGCCCAACAGAATTGACGCATATTCCAACACTTGAGCGATGCGCTGCCGCCATCCGTGCGAGGAGTGAGACATGAAACCTGACACTTACAAGTTTATTTAGATGTGCGTTTGATCAGAAAGAGAGGTTATAAGAGACATGAAAAACCTGTGGGGCGATGATGTTTTCTTAGCACTAGCCAAGATCCGAGAGCAGGGCTTGTGGGATGAAGCCGATTTGGTGTCTAAAGAAATGCTTGCTCTACAGGCCGAGGTCGTTTACTTACGGCGACGTATTGAAGCGTCTATTCAAGACCGTGACGCATTTAAAGCAGAGTTTGATGTATGAAAATAATTAACCCAGCTTGTTTGCTGATCAACAAGGACTACGCAGAATCTTTTGATCTCGAGGGCATGGAGTTGTTTCACAAGACGATGGTGTCTTTGGCGAGCCAGTTGAAGATCGGGAGCCCGAACACTACGGCAACGATGCACGATGATTTGGTGGTGTGGTTTCGCAATTTGTTCTTTCTTGAAGATAAGAAGTTTGCCGAGGCTTTGCGTCCTTACATGGGCGATCACACTCTGCACGCACGGACATGGCGTATATACAATTTGTGTTGGGCTCTTAGCCAAGCCGCGCATGTTGCCGGTGATGTGGTAGACATCGGGTGTTACGAGGCCCGCAGCACACACGTTTTTTGTACATACAATAAAGATTTGCTTAAGTACAAGGCTTTGTATTTGTTTGACTACTTTGACGCCCCGGCTGGCGATCATAAGAAAACGTTACACGGCCCAAAATTGGAAGAGTTGGTAGCGAAGCGCATGGCGGACTTTGAGCCTTTTGTGTGCCCCGGCAGCGTGACGGATACGATTCCGAAGCATTTACCGGATGAGATTTGCTTTGCCCATATTGACTTGAACAGTTCTGAGGCTGAAGCGCATGTGATGCCGGAAGTGTACGAACGCATGAATAAGGGCGGGATCATTGTGTTTGATGACTACGGGTTTGCGCGGTATCGGAATTCGGCGTTAGCGCATCAGAAGTTTCTGGAAAAAAAGATAGAGCGTATTTTGGAATTGCCCACTGGGCAGGGGATGATGGTGAAGTTATGAGTGAAGAGTTTGATTTTATTTCACGACCAGAGAGCAAGAACGACGAGCACGTTTGGTGCAAGATCGATCAAGACGGCAAGCTGGAAGTGTTTGATTGGGAGTTTGTTGAGAAGACGGCTGTGGAATACGACATGGCGGGTGCTGTGACCCAGCGCAGCAATGCTCAGATCATTTGCAAGTTGGCGATGTTGATTCGTCAGCAGGCACTTGAGCAAGCTGCAGCGGCATTGACCAAGTATCGGGACTTGCCTGCTACGGCTACGGTAATCATGTTGAAAGACCCTCTGGGAGAAGAGTTATGAGAGACGACGATCAGAGTTGGCCGATGCCCATAGCGGACTTAAGCGCAAGGGATTACTTTGCTGCTATGGCGCTACAAGCCATTTTGTCTGGCAACGAGGGTCGGCATGAGAACCGATGGGATTTAGCCAGAGACGCTTATAACGTGGCCGATGCCATGCTTGAAGTAAGGGATGAACAATGAGCCGTTTTGTTTTCTTTCACGTTGGGTCTGACATCAGTTTCCCGACGAAGATGGTGCAGTCGTTGAAGGCTGTGATGCCGGACTCTGAGGTCATCATGTGCACGGACGATGCGACTCCGCAGGTGCCGGGTGTAGATGACTACAAGTACTCGCAGGGCAACTACGAGCAGATGATGTACTGGCGAACGAGGGCGTTTGCTGAGGCGAGGCTAACCAAACCGGCTGCGTACATTGACACCGACATGTTGTTTGCGTTGCCACTAGCCCCGGCTGCGATTTTGGCGGAGCGAGAGATTGTGTTCTGTCGGCGGTCGTTTGACCGGGACGCGGGGTTTAACGGACAGCAGCGGGGTGGGGTATTCAAGAAGTATCACGGCATTCCGCTTGGGGCTTTGTACCCGTACTTGGGGTGTTTCACGATCACGAAGTCGTGGCGCGAGTGGCAAAACTTGACGTTGCTGATGGGGTTTATGGATAAGCCGTTGCAGTCGTGGTATGGCGATCAGGAGGCCCTAAAGGTGTACTCGCACATGCTGTATCCGGAGCTGGTGGGCGAAGTTGAAGAGATGGATTATGCGTGTTTGCCTGACAAGGCACCTGAGGGTCATGTACCCCGGATTCTGCACTATAAGGGTGCAGCGCGTAAGGAGGCATTTTTAAATGCTTAAGGTATTTATTGGCTGGGATCGGCGTGAAGACGGGGCCTATCAAGTAGCCAAGCATTCGATGGAGTTGTATTCGTCAATCCCGCTCGAAATCGTTCCGATAAAGCAGCACGAGTTGCGAGAGCAGGGTATCTATACGCGCCCTGTGGACGCTCTTGCGAGCACGGAGTTCAGCCTCACGCGGTTTTTGACTCCATATCTCGCGGGGTATTCCGGCTGGGCCTTGTTTTGCGACTGCGATTTTCTTTTCCGGGGGGACATCTCGACTTTGCTTGACTACGCCGATGGGGCAAAAGCGTGCTTCGTTGTACCGCACGATTACCGGCCTACTGAAGCGGTCAAAATGGATAACAAGGCGCAACATCAATATCCCCGAAAGAACTGGTCAAGCTTTATGTTCATCAACTGTGAGCATGAACAAGTTAAGCGATTAACGCCAGAGATTGTGAACGCTGCTACACCCGCGTATCTTCATAGGTTTGAGTGGCTAACGGACGATGTGATCGGGCACTTGCCGATTGCGTACAACTATCTTGAGGGTTGGTACAGCCGCAATGACTGCCCGAATCCGATAGGGGTGCACATGACTCGCGGGACTCCATTGTTTAAGGACTGGACGCATGTGGAGTACGGCAAGGAATGGATGGCCATGGCGGCGATGATATGAGCAAGCACGCTAAAGCCATCAAGGCGATTGAGACGGCGTTTCAGGCGGGCAAGTATGCCGAAGCCTTGGATCTTACCAACCATGCCATTGCTTTGAATCCAAAGGATCCTGTTGCGTACCGGGCTAGAGGTCGGTTGCTTCAGATGCAGCGCAAGTTTGAGGAGGCTATCAAGTACTACGATGCTGCGGAGCGACGGGGTGCCAAGGACGCGGACGACTTTGTAAATCGTGGCATTTGTAAGGCTGAGTTGCAGCGGTACGACGATGGTATTGAGGACTTTACGAAAGCGTTGGAGAAAAATCCGAAGTACTTGCATGCTGTAATTCAGCGTGGCGCGGCCCAGTGGGAAATGCGGCGTTGGGACAAGTCAGAGGAGAATTTCCGGCTTGCCAACGAGATTGCGCCCGACGATGCCAATGCGAACTGGATTTTGGGGTTGTTGGCTTTGCAGCGTAATGACTTCAAGACGGGCTGGCCGTTGTATAACCGCAGATGGAAGAGTGAGCGGTTCAAGTCGCGTCCGTTGCAGACTGACAAGCCGGAGTGGGAGAAGGACACGGGGCTACGGTCTGTGCTCGTATGGGGCGAGCAGGGCATTGGCGATCAGATCATTTACGGGTCTTTGCTGCCAGCGGTTCGCGAGCACACTGATCATGTAACGGCGATGGTTGACCCCCGGTTGATCTCTATTTTCAGCCGGTCGATGCCAGACATTGTGTTTCAGTCTCAGATGGACAAGATCCCGAAGGATCGACATGACTCGCACTTGCCATTTGCGTCGATTGGGGGTCATTTCATTCAAGAGGTGGATGACATCCCCCGTCACGTTAAGTCGCCCTTTCTGAAAGCTGACCCTGACCGTGTAGCGCAATTGAGAGTAGAGTTGGGTATTCAGCCGGGGGACTTTGTGGTGGGGCTATCGTGGTTAAGCACTGCGATGAAGATTGGCCCGCACAAGAGCATTCCGCTGGTCGAGTTGTTACCAATTATCAACGGGCCTAACAGGAAAATCGTCAATGTTCAGTACGGCTTCAAGAAGTCTGACACAGACCTCTTCAACGCAGAGCATGGCACCAACATCCTTACCTCTTCGGTGGACTTATGGAAAGACTTTGAGGGTCTCGCCGCACTGCTCATGGTCTGCGATGTTGTCGTGGCGGTCAGCAGCACAACGGTGCATTTGGCCGGAGCACTTGGGCAGCGGGTCTTGCTCATGGATGCCAACAAGCTGTGGTATTGGGGAAACAAAATTGGCGATACGAGCGCGTGGTATCCAAGGACGAAGATTTTTCAGAGAGAGAACATGATTTCTCCTTGGAATAAAGTGGTTGATTTAGTTAGAAGTGAAGTGGAGTTTATTCAAAATGAAAGAGGGTAAAGATGTCGTCCGAGAATACCTTGCGACTATCGGAAGCCGAGGTGGCAGCGCTGCTAGAGGAGCTAAGAAGCGACGTCCCAAGGAGCACTATAAGCGAATGGCAAAGCTCAGCGCCGCCAAGCGACGAAAGAACAAGCGATCCCGTGAACCCGAGTCACTACAAGAAGGGCGGGATTGAGTGTATTGATGCCATACGGTCGATGCTGACTGAGGAGGAATGGCGGGGTTTTCTGAAGGGTACAGCTATGGCGTATATCTGGAGGCTTGGGCATAAGGATGCCCCCGAGCAGGACGCTAAAAAGACGTTGTGGTACGTCTCATGGCTTGCCAATCAAGATCCGAGGGGGTAAGATCCCCCTGTGCTATCTCGTGACACTCTCCTGTAAATCAGGTTGCCCCGGAGTTGAGCGAAAGTTCCTCCGGGGATTTTTTTGTCATTTTGCCCTGACACGATAAACGCGGCGATCCCGTCCGGGGCCATTGGCCTTGATGACTTCTTCCACAATGTCGCCTGCCTCTAGGAGCGTTTGCAGGATCTCGTTGCGGTCGCGGGCTTTCATGCCTTGGAGCGACTTGGCGAGTTGAGTGCTGCTGGCTCCGAGGTCGCCTTGCTTGCGGATGAAGTTCAGGATGCGTTTGTGCGAAGCTTCGGTTTCGTTCTCTGAGATTTCCCGCACGAGCAGATCTTCGGTGTAGTTGAAGCTCCAGCGGCAAAAGTCGTTAGCCATTTTGAAGATTTCTAACGTGACGATAGGGCTAACCGGGTTGCGTGCGATGGCTTCGATCATGGCGACTTTGATAGTCATTTCGGAGAAACGCACCCAGATATGTTCGTCCTTGCGGGACTGTTGGGTTTGCCATCTCTTAACGACTTCGTACTCTGTGAACGCTTCCTTATCCCACATGACCGGAATGGGCTCGACTGATGCGTTAGGAATCATTACTTGGTTACTCAGGTTCCCTGCATTAGGCGGGACAACTGCGTAGGAGTCTGCAATGTCCTTGACCAGTTCTTCTGGCGGCGGAATGCGGGCCGGGACGCAGGAGTCTGGGAAGTCTTCAAAGGGCGGTACAAGCAAGATGCGCGACATCGTGCCGTTATCCACCATATCGTGGTTGAGTGCCGGGATCAGCGTGCGCGGGGTTGTAGTGCCAAAGAAGTTGAAGTTAGGCTGATTGATGTCGAAGCGCACACGATTGGTTGAATCGGCGTATTCCTGTCCGTGATAGATACCGTTGCTGCTGGAGTAAATCTCAAGCAGGGTTTTGATGATGTCGCGTTGATGGCTTGCAGCGTTCTTGGCGGTCAGGCTCTGAAGGTACAGGCCCATTTCGTCAAGGTGGCTGATGCGCGAAGGGAAGTCGAACAGAGTGCGTAGGATGGCGACGCCTGAACTGAAGCGATCCCCGCAGATCAATTGATTAAGACTTGCTGCAATCATCAACTCTTTGACGCGCTGCCGGGAGTGGTCTTTACCTGCTCCGGGTTTGGCAACGGCGATTGCGAACAGGTTGCAGCGTGTGCCGAGATCGGCCATGGCGTACCGTCGCCCAAAGATGGCCCCAAACATAACGAGGGCGTTAGCGAGCGCAAAGGTTGGCTGCGGCTGTTGAGCCGTGTTGATGATCCAGCGGGTCACCCTGCCTACAAGAGACGGGGTATCGAACCACACATGCGGGAAGTTTTCCTTGGTGCTCTTTTGAGTCTTCTTAGGCTCCTTGAGGTTCGTAAGGTCAACGAGCTTGACCGCCTTGACGGGATTCAGATCAATGTGGACTGGCGGTACCCAGCCGTTTTGTTGAGCGTAGTAGTAGAGAGTTCCTGCGCCGATTTTGCTAGGCGGCGACTTGCTGTAGTGATCCCAGCGTTGACTGGTTTCTAGGCTGTTGTACTTGCCAGAGGCTCGCGACCACTGATCGAATATATGCAATCCCTTACCTTCGGTGGCGCAATAGATGGCCATGCCGATACGGTTCCAGTCGTCCCACGAGAGGTCTGGGTTTGGTACATACTTCAGGGAATCCTCGACCGCTGCCAGAGTTCCCACGAGCCCGTCGTTGGAGGTTTTAAGATCCTTTTCGGCTAAAAGCGTGCTGACCAGCCTCTTACGTCTCAGATTGGGCGGTAAAGCGTTATAAGCCTCTTCAGCGGCTTCCAGCACCTGCTGACGGGTCACGATTGGCAGGGCGTTTACGGGCGTCTGGTGCGGTGCGTCGAACGGCCATGCGTAAGGCTTGTTGGTCTCCGGGTGATAGGCGTAAGCAACGAACTGCTGGCCGA